GATCTTCATTGGAACAACATTCTCGTATTGAAGGGTAACAAACCCATTATGATTGATTTTGGTATGTCCACGATCGAAGGTATTAGAAACCCAAATGTCGTGAGTGGCGAGTTTAAGAAATCTGGTATTTACTCTGGATCGCATCAAATGTATGACGCACACTACATTCTTAACATCATATACAATTACACAAAATCTGTGCCAGTGCGTCATTTCATGGAAGACCTCTTTTCACGACAATATCTTCTTAGATCATCACCTGTTACCAAAGATTTCCGTCTCCGCCCTCTAAAACATACGGGTCTTCCAACCCACGACCAAATCTTGAAGCATCCATTCCTTCAAGCTAAGAAGAAGATTGCCATTCTCAGAAAGATTATCCCAAAAAAGACGGTGGCACTCAAACCCAAAACACCCGCGAAACCTGCCACCATGAGCGCCATTCGTCGTGCGAGGGCTGTTCTTCAAAAGGAAGCTGAAAAGAAGAAGCTTCCACCAAAGAGACCTGGTATTGCCAAACGCAAACCATCCGTGATGTCACAAGTTCGTGAAATTGAAAAGAAGATTGCGGTTAACAAACCCGAAAAGGAGTCAGAGAGACCAAAAATATTCATCAACAAGAATGGTGATCTCAAAATTGATCGGCGTAAGTGTCGTCTCTACAAGAAGGAAGAATTAGTCAAAATGTTCAAATTAGATTCAAACTTAACCAAAGAACAAATGTGTAAATTCATAAAAAATATGTAATCGTATATTATAAAATATGTGGCTTCTTGCTCTCCTCATCCTCATTGATCTTTTGATTCTCTCCCAAACAGGAAAGCGACGCCTTGATGTTACCGTCAGTGCGTCAGTTTCAAATGGAGAACAGTGGACTATTTACGGGACCATGGGCTGTGGTTGGACTCGTAAACAGTTGGAGTACATGAAAAAGGCTGATAAGCCATTCAAGTTCGTTGACTGTGAAAAAGAAGGTTGTTCAGGTATGGAAGCCTTCCCAACNCTTGTTAGCCCCAATGGGGAAAAGATCGTGGGTTACAGTGAGATTTAAGCACGGATAATGCTCAAAGAGAGAGCGAGGATGAAAGCATCAAGCATGGTAGAAATTGGCTTGAGAACGGTAATGTGCTTCACAAGGGAACGGTTCCACGCGAAACGAAGAACGAAGGTCGCGATGAGAATATTGAGAATGAAGAGGAGAAGCTCGGTGAGCATATCCGACTTGGTTTCAGACTTGGCGACACGGTCGAGGACTTGCATTTTACTAAATAGCTATATTTTTTTCTGTACCAACTACAAATGAAAAAGGACCTTCCTACAAGTGGTTCTGAAAGAAAGTTCACCAACCGTCGTTGGGGGACTGCCACTGGTATAGGTAATAATAACTGCTATGCCTATGCCGTTGGTGACTATGAAGCCTACAGGTGGCAAAAATCAATCCCAGGTGATCGTTCGGGTCTCTCAAATAAACCAAATGATTACACAACTTGCACTGGACTTCCAAAGGCGGTTCTTTCCGACAACCCCGGAAAGATCTATCGTGTGAAAGCCAATGAAAAGTGTAAGAAGGGATACTATAAAGTCATGATGTTTGTGTGTCCTGGAAGACCAACAAACTACATTCGTCAAGGNGACTTCCACTTCTATGTTCAACACAGTGTTGTGGAGTATCGCATTAAACCNGGTGACACNCAAGAGTCTGTGGCAAAGTTCTTCAAGGTGCCACTTTCTCGCGTAAAGCGTGCTGGTAAATTTGCACCAAATAAGCGAATTGTTTTCCGAGCCAATGTCTTCAGCCACAAGCGGGGGTGGGCGACGGGACCGCTTCTGGTTGATGCATCTGGCAAGGCGATTAAAGATCCTCGGAAGGCGGATAGGAACTATCCTGGTCTAAACTACGAGCGATACTGTAGCTCATTCTGCGTCAAGGACAATGGCATCAAGGTCGGAAAGACTCACCCCAAGGTCCGCAAGAAGACTGTCTAAATCCACTGTATTTTCAACATCAAAAGACATATCAAATATATCCATTATATTGAAAACGGCTTCACTCTCCAATGACACAGCATTAGACTGTGCTGTGTAATTGTTCTGAACCGTNACAGTAACNTTAAATTGTGAAACGTCAAACACTTTTCTACATATGGGACAAGTATTCTTACCTTTACTTTTCCATTCCTCTAGACAGTGGGAATGAAACATATGTCCACAACGGATCGGGGTATTGGTCCTTGTTGACCTTACCTCATTGAGACATATGGCACATTGTGACATTCTAGAGTATGGTTTCAAAGTTTTTATTGAAATTTATCACACCGTCTAATAAGTCTTGGACATATCGGTGTATCGGTCGCATGGATCACATGTGGAACGAGATTGTTCTTGGATCTTATTGAGGAGTTCTGGCCCCTGCTTTTGAAGAAGTTGACGGTAGCTATAGTTGTCTTCGCGGGAAATTTTGTTTTGTTCCATGATGTAGTTATTGGTAAGCTGGGCTGAGGAGTTGAGGGTGAAGCATCGCCCGTCGGCCATTCCAAGTCGTTGAGACATCTTTATTAAAATACAATTAGAAATTAATTTGTCTATTCGTGATCGTCTGGAGCCAGGAGTTGAATCCCTTTGCTCTCAGGTGTTCAACCATGGGTTCACACTTGTGTCCCAAAAATGTATCAAAGACATCCGTCTCAGTGGTTGGGGAGACCCGAATTTGGGGATCGTCGTTGATGTGTTGATTGATAATATTGTACGCAAAGGCAATCTCTTTGAGGGTCTCTGCACCAGTAATGATAATCTTGCCAGTTGAGAAGATGCTCGTCGTAATTTCTTTCATATCTTGAGCCGGTTGAAACTTGATTTTTACAGCTGAGTATCTGTCGGGTTCAAAAGAGACTTTGAAGATCTCGGAGTGGTTCTCAAAGTGTTGAGCCACCCTCATGAGATTGATGTTGTAGTTGAGGGAGAAGTTGGAGTTGATCATGACAACTCGGAAGGAATCCACTGGCATTTGAATCTCCATTCCCAAAAAGGTTTTGAAGATGTAGGTCAATTGGGTGATAATCCTCTTACAGTCAAAGAGATCACAGCATCCTGCGACCTGAATAGAACCATTCGGAAAAACCTTGACAGACTTCGTACTGTAACTGTCATGGTATGTGAGAGTCACTTGATTGTAAAAAGTTGTAGGCTTCAACTTCCATTCAAAGCCTGTAGCACTTTCGGTACCAACACGTTTCAACTTGTATGACCCCAATTCCTCAAAGGTGCTGCGAAGTTTCTTTATGTCAATGTCTTGGATAAAGCTTGAGACCATAGTGATTGTTGTAATCTTTATCCAAGAAGGTCTTGTTTCGTCGGGAAGCTCCTTCCTAAACTCATCAAGGGTGAGAAGGTAGGAGAAGCTGTTGTTGGCAATAGCCGAATACATATATGTAGCAGGTTCCTCGTTTTTGTTTGATTTTAACTGGGTTGAAGTTGACTTAGGTTTACATTGCCAAATATTCCCAAGTTGGTGTTGTAGCGCTGAGAAGACCAACACCCGCAAGCATCGATACAACTGACATATTTCTTTACATCACTTAGAGATTATATTCGTTTGTAGATCAAAATGACATCTTTCATCAAGTCAGCAAAGGCTGTCTACGATGTTGAGTCTGAATTGGAATATGTTGAGATTCAGCATGAGCGATTTGTGAGGGGTAAGGGCTATGAGACCTATGTAGACTACATTAACACAAAGCCCCTCGCCGATTGGGTTGTGCTCAATTCCAAAACACAGTCTATTCCATATGAAAAGTTCTTAGACACGATGTGTGAAAAGACCCTTGAAGTCCGCCGAAAAATGGCCGAATTGGCCCTTGAAAATATTGTGGCCGATAGACGCAGTGTACATACATACATTCGGACAGCTTACGCGAGTACTATTTTAGATTCCACCTTCCAGCCACCTTGGATTAATATTAAGAGTGCTTGGCAGAGGGAGTTTATCCGGAAGTTTTGTGAAGATACGCTGATGGATATGGTACAAAGGACGACAAATGAATCAAGACTTGAATATTTCTTTAGCGTCTTGCGTAGTATAGAATCAGAGCAATAGCCAAAAGGCAGATGAGAGCCCCCACAATGGAGAACTTTGGATTCTTGGCGACACCGACAACAACGCGCTCAATAAACTTTCTATCATTCTTTGTGAAACCAGTGTCAATGTTTCTTCGTGGGTGAACTGGTCTAGATAAAGAACAGGCACCCTTAGGTTCAGCGCACAGACCATAGTCGCAGTAGACACTACGCTCCTTTTCTGGAATACCTGGCTCATTTCGCATTTCAGTGAAATCCTCAAAGTTGCCCGTCTGTCTCACACCCCCTGGAAGGGAGAAATCATGGGAGACAAATGGGTTGACATCATTGATGGCATCTTCATCATTGAGCATGTACTTACTCATAGTTACTTTTACTTCAGATTATATTTTTTAGTTTTCATTTTAGATCGATGTTCATCCCACATCTTATCGAGGTCAACATCTAACATATGGGCCAATTGGAAGAGGTAACTGAAGACATCACCCATCTCCATCATAACATCCGTACCCCTTTCCTTCTTGAGCCCAGTCTTTTTGTAAGTCTTTTTGTATTGGCGAATAGCCGAAGCAAGTTCACCAACTTCTTCGGTCAGGAGAAGCCATACTGTATCTACAGCGGCTCGGTCCCATCCCTTTGATTTACATACTTTTTCAGTCTCCGATTTATAATAATTGAGGCTCATCTTACTTTGTCAACGACCCAAAACTTTAATTGATACCAATCTTGTTATTTTTGCCAATCTTTTTACCAACGGTACTGGTATTGATTGGTTGATCAAGTGGTGTAGCGATGGTATCAATGTCTTGGACATATGCCATATATTGGGAAACACCGGTTTGAATTTGACCCAAGGCAGTCTCAATGACCCGTCCATTCATAAACTTGACTTGTTCGTTCACACGGGAGTGGTGGTCACCGGAGTTATTGATAAAGACAACACGCATGATGCTATACAAGTCATCCGGGTTTTGACGATCAATCGCAATCCCAGTCTTATCCTTGAACGCCTGACGGATTCCACGCTGGAGAAGATTTTGGTTGAACTCAGAAAAGAACAGGGTGTTGAGTGGAGTCTCACACTGCTTGAGGGAGTCGAGGTGGAGGTTGTCACACATTTAATATAGACCTGGAAAAAAAACTCTGTAAATACTAAATGTTGAACATCGCCGACTTCGACGAAGCCTATGCCAACAAACCCACAAATGTTGAGCAAATTCCATGCCAACCCCCAGCCTGCTTCGTTGGATCATATGCTCCAGTGAGTAAGCCAGGTGAAGAAGGTCGCTTCTTCAACAACACCTACCTTCTCCAGAAGGATCGTAAGTTTGAAACCTTCGGTACAGTCAAGGTGCGAAGTGGTGATATTGAAAAGTGCCTCAAGTAAGTTAAAAATAAAACACGATGACTAATTAGTAAACATGAGAGTCGTTAAGCGCTCAGGTCGTATTGAGGATATGAAATTTGATAACATCACCAATAGGATCAAGAATCTAACATACGGACTCTCAGAAAATTGCGACTCTTCCAAGGTTGCCCAACAAGTTGCCTCATCCCTTTACGATGGTATTACCGTTCAGGAGATTGATACCCTTTCCGCAGAAGTCTGTATCGGTTTGATTACATCAGACCCAGACTATGAAATACTCGCAACCCGAATCACCGCCAGTAACATCCAGAAGGTCTGTCCCAACAATTTCCATATCGCTATGAAGAAGTTGGCCAAAGCTGGTATTGTGACCGAGGAAGTTGCACGCATCGCTGGTCGTGTCAGGGACGATATTGATACGAAGCGGGACTATGATTTTGGTTACTTTGGTCTCAAAACCCTTGAGAAGAGCTACCTCCAGAGACTGGATGGTGTCCTAATGGAAACCCCACAGTACATGTTCATGCGGGTCGCAATCGGCATCCACGGGGAAGACATTGATTCTGTCTTGGAGACATACGACAAGATGTCCCAAGGTATGTTCATTCACGCAACACCAACCCTCTTCAATGCTGGTACACCAAGACCGCAGATGTCCAGTTGCTTCCTTATCGCCAACAAGGAGGACTCAATCAACGGTATCTATGGAACTCTTACAGAGTGTGCGCAAATCTCAAAGTGGGCTGGGGGTATTGGGATGCACATCCATGATGTGAGAGCCAATAAATCTCGTATTCGGGGGACAAATGGTCAATCAGATGGTATCATCCCCATGCTTCGTGTATTTAACGCCACAGCTCGATATGTAAATCAAGCGGGGCGTCGCAAGGGGTCCATCGCGGTCTACTTGGAACCATGGCATGCCGATATCATGGAGTTCCTTGAGTTACGACTCAACCAAGGTGACGAAGAGGCTCGGTGTAGAGATCTCTTTTCATCCCTGTGGATTCCAGACCTTTTCATGAAGCGGGTTGAGGAGGGTGGTCAATGGTCTCTTTTCTGTCCAGACAAGGCACCAGGTCTCTCCGACGCGGTGGGTGAGGAGTTTGAAGCCCTCTACACAAAGTATGAAGAGGAGGGTAGAGCCAATGCGACTGTACCAGCCGCCGATGTTTGGAAGGCTATTCTCAAATCACAGACGGAGACTGGAACACCATATATGCTTTACAAGGATGCTTGTAACAAGAAGAGTAACCAAAAGAATTTGGGAACAATCAAGAGCTCAAATCTTTGCACGGAAATTTTAGAGTACACAGATAAGGATGAGACGGCTGTTTGCAATTTGGCATCAATCGCCCTTCCAAAGTATGTCAATGAAGAGACTCGCACTTTTGATTATGAAAAACTTCATGAAATCACAAAGATTGTTACCAAAAATCTAAACCGAGTCATTGACAGAAATTTTTATCCCGTTGAGACTGCGCGAAAGTCTAATATGCGACACAGACCTATTGGTTTGGGTGTTCAAGGTCTCGCGGATGTATTTATTTTGTGCCGCTACGCATTTGATTCAGATGAAGCCAAGGAGATGAATGCTCGTATCTTTGAAACCATGTATCACGCATCCCTGGAGGCGAGCTGTGAATTGGCTGAAGCCCAAGGTTCCTATGAGACATTTGAGGGTTCTCCCACGTCCCAAGGGGTGCTTCAATTTGACATGTGGGAAGGTGAAACCAAGCTCAACTACGACTGGGATGTTCTCAAGGAACGCATCAAGGAAAAGGGTCTTCGCAATAGTCTCCTCATGGCCCCAATGCCAACAGCCTCCACCGCACAAATCTTGGGCAATAATGAGTGCTTTGAACCATACACAACAAACATCTACCTGAGACGCACACTTGCAGGTGAGTTTGTCATTGTCAACAAGCACCTCGTCAATGACCTCAAGAAGATTGGTCTCTGGTCCAAGGATATGAAGGATCTCATGGTGAAGGCGGGGGGTTCCATCCAGAATATCTCGGATATCCCAGATGATATCAAGAATCTCTATCGCACAGTTTGGGAAATTAAGATGAAGGATGTCATTGATATGGCGGCACAACGGGGGCGCTTCATTGACCAAAGTCAAAGTATGAACCTCTTCATGGAAAGTCCAACACTCTCAAAGTTGTCTTCAATGCACATGTACGCATGGAAACAGGGGCTCAAAACCGGAATGTACTATCTCCGATCAAAGGCGAAAGCCCGACCAATTCAGTTCAGCCTTGAACCCGAGTGTGTCGCTTGTTCAGCTTAAAGTTTTAATCGGTTAATCAATTAGCATAATGTCTAAAATTACCGACGCTATTGAAAATTTGGAAATTGCCGAGTTTCACAACCGAAAGATTGTCCTTTCCACGAAGCAAGGTACTCCCATGAGAATTCAATTTCCACGGTTGTACATGCCTTTCGGTGTCTCGGGTTTCACACCAGAAGTTGGACCTACCAAATATAATATTGACTTAGCTCTCAAGGGGTACGATGAAGAGGAGAGTTACATTAAAAAGTTCTATGAATCCCTAAGACAAATTGAAAATAAAATCATTGATGCCGTTGTTGAACAAAGTGAGAAGATATTTGAGAAGAAGATGACCAAGGAGGAGCTCATCCCAATGTTTAATTCAAATGTAAAGGAAAGCCCCGATCGCGAACCTAAATTTCGTGTGAAGGTTGATACCGATCACAATAGTATGATCAAAGCGGCTGTCTATGACGCAAACAAAAACCCAATTAAGACGGAGGTTTCAAATGGTCTCTATGCAAGAAACAGTGGACATTCTATTGTTGAACTCAATAGTGTGTATTTCTTGAACAGAAAGTTCGGTTGTACTTGGAAACTTAATCAGTTGGTTGTATATGAACCACAGAACCTTAAGGGATTCCAGTTCCAAATTTAATAGAGGGGAGTTACTTTTGTTGAACCCACCTCATTTCTGTATGCGGGTACAGGACTATAATTACGTCCCACACCACCAGTCTTTGTATAGAACGCATTACTGGTGGTTTGGTAAATGCGATTCTTTTTAGCATCTAAATAGTTGGTGGCTGCAGCTTTTGTCTGATTTCTGTAATCATATGCCAGACCTCTCGCATTCCTTTTGAGGTCTTTAGCCATACCATACGCCTCCCTCTTAACCTGACGCGCGGTTGACCTGGCCATACCCCTGGCCATACTCTTGGCTAAAATACCCGCAAGTGCCGCCATTTATATTTACTTATTACCATTATTTTTGTTTAGGAGAAGAAGGTGATATATGATTTGTGCTTCCTTGAGCAATTTGCCCTGAATCTTGGTAAATCGCTTAGGGTCCAAACCTAACTTAATCTTAGCCAGCTTGACAGACTCGTCCCATGTCTTCAGAGTCATTCTTGTAATACACCTACAAATTTTTACGCCATCTTCTTCATCTTCTTCTTGTAAGCGGCGGTACCTTCCTTTGGTTGGAGGGCAAACTTACCCTTCTTTGCCTTGAAGACCTTGGTCAAGTGCTTCTTACCCTCCTTCTTCATACGCTCAAGAGCAGACTTGTGCGCTTGGACCGACTTGATTTGGCCATCGTTTGGATCCAACATGAGATCCTTGGCACGAAGACCACCTGAGGTCTTCTCTGCACTCCCGTGGAAAACTTCGGCACGACTTCCGATTGGCTTGGTTGACATCTTTTTATACCTTAGGCTCGGAATATTTTTTTAATATCAAGGATTGAAATCTTGTCGTTGGTTCTCTTGACTGGGATTTGATTTTCAATTCTCTCGTCATTGAGGACTTTGGAGCACACAATGGATTTGTGACCTTGGAGGGCGAGGATCTCCTCTTCTACTGAGATGAACGCGTCTCCCTCTTTGTAGATGAGCTTCTTCACATAGACTGGCTTTGTTTGCCCTGTTCGGTGTGCTCTACCAATGGCTTGGAGTTCTGTCGCGGGGTTCCACGATGGACCTGTGATGTACACACGAGTCGCTTCTTGGAGGTTGAGTCCCTGTCCTCCTGATCGGATTTGTATAATGAAAACAGCCCCCGGTGGTGCTTTTTTAAACGCATTGACTTGATTGTCTCTCTCCTCTTTGGGAACAGAGCCATCAATCCTAAAAGTTGGACACTCCATATTCTGTTGAATGTAGTCCATCTCTCCCCTAAACTGACAAAACACGAGGGTTTTCTCATCTGGGTGAGATTTAATCATACGAAAGAGGGTCTCCATCTTGTTAGATCGTCCAATCCACTGCTCTGGTTGTGTGCCATTCTGCTTTGCGATACCTTCAAGATACATGGCTGGCCAAATCATCACCTGCCGTGCTCTCAATAAACATTCCAAGATTACCATGTTTTTGGAGTTGAGACTAATGGCATTCTTGAAAGCATCCCTAATAGTTTCTTGAGCATCTTGGAACACAAACTCATACAACCGTCTCTCGTCGGGGAACATCTCAAGTTCTACATTCTCAAAGTAACATGGTGGAAGTTCCAATCTACTATTGATTTTCGCAAGATCATCCTTGGTTCTACGAAGGATGTAAATGTCTTGGATCTTATTGGTCATACCTTGGACAAGGGATTTCTCAATACCAAGGAAAGCGCAGAGAGAGACAAAGTCATTCATAGAATTGAAAACGGGGGTACCAGTCACAATCCACTTAATATCAGTCTTGAGCCTACACACGCTCTTGAAGAGTCTTGAAGACTTGTTCCGAATTTCGTGGGCTTCATCCAATATGACACGATCCCAGGTGTGTCTGTGAATTGTGGTTTCTTCGGGTGTTGAGAGGAGTGAGTAGGGCATTATAACGATGTCCGCTTCTTTGAGGTGTCTCTTTGGTCCATCAAAGACGTGGACGGAAAGTTGCGGAGCAAACTTTTTGATTTCATTTGCCCACTGCGTAATAATGCTCTTGGGTACGACGATGAGAGTACTCTTTTTGGGGTTTCCAAGCATCGTAGCAATCAATTGTGCACTTTTTCCCAATCCCATTTCATCACAGAGAAAGCCACCCTTAACGGGGCCAGAGGTTTGGTTCTCCATGGTGAGCATCCAGAGGACACCTTCGCGTTGGTAAGGGGCGAATAGCCTACCATTGAATTTGTCCTTTGCATGGTTGTATTGTTCCTCAATAGTCATGGTTTTGGTTTGATTTTTACATAGGGGTTGTACACTTAGGTGATTAAGAATCTGTATCAGTTGTCGTAAATTCTAAATTTTATTAGTAATAAAAAATTTTATAGTTAATGTATACTTCTAAAGTTTTGTCTATAGAAAAAATAGTTTTTTGGAAAAAATCCTACAACTTGAACAGATTTTATTGATTTTCTTTTTTCTTATTTTCATATTCAAGTCTCTTTTTCTCATTGATTTTTTCTCTGTTCTTTTCACGATACTTTTTAGATGCTAACTGTCTTGGTGTCAATTCAGATGGATCTTTGTCACTGAGTGGAGCCTTCTTCACCATTCTGTATTCATACCCTTCTGATGGTTTGGGAAGTGTCACAGTTTCTTCTTCCATCTTACACATATATGAGATTTTATCTTTAAGAATATTTTATGTATTACTTGTCGGAAATATAGAAAATTATTAGTAAAAATTCTTAAAAGAGTTGTTATAATCTTAAGAAGTTTTGTCTATAGAAAAAAATAGTTTTTTGGAAAAAATCCTACAACTTGAACAGATTTTGAAAAAAATGAAAACCCCAGGACAGTCATCCGAACGGATTACAATTATTTTCTTGGGTATAAGTATGGATCATCACCCAACTTCATTCCTTGTCCTTGACAATAAGGAGCTCGGTACATTTTGGGTAGGTCAAGCCAACATGAAACCTGGTGCGAACGATCGTGCTGTAAATGTGTATCAACTGATAGACAAATTGTCTTCTAAATATGAAGAAGAATATCCACACCTATACTTTGATGTTGAGAGTATAGCGTGTGAAATATTCAAATTCCATGAATTGGAAAAGTGGATTACAGATCTGTTGTATCAAATCAAACGAAAACCACTTAAACTCATGGAACTCAACGAGCTTCTCACAGCAGGTTGGGGTGAAGGAGACTACACTACCAATTCAACCATACATGTATTACGAGTTAATAAAACACGAGAGGGTCTAAGAAATACTTATAAAAAATTGATAGGTGATTGGGAAGCTAAGGGTTTGAGATGCCTTAATACCCAAAAATGTAAAACATACGAAGACAAGAAACAAGATCCTACCTTCATGTACAACAAAGCTCGTAAAGAAGTCTTACGCCAGATGAAGAAGACTGGGAAGATGCCGAAAGATGCAACTGTTGAGAAGTACCAGATTAAAGAGGAGGAAGTTAAAGAATGTATGGAAGAGGAGGCACCTTGCCAACCTTGTGAGACAGAGTTTTATAAGAGGGGTGAGAGATGGTACTGTTTGTGTGATAAAGTTATATATAATTGTTCAAAACCTCAATGTAAAGAAGAAGGAGTAAGATTAGGATTGAAAGTTGGTGGGTCTATGTGCGAACACAATAGAGAGCGTTCAAAGTGTAAAGAGTGTGGAGGTGGGTCTATGTGCGAACACAATAGAGAGAGTTCAAAGTGTAAAGAGTGTGGAGGTGGGTCTATTTGTGAACACAACAGACGTCGTTCCCAATGTAAAGAATGTGGAGGTGGGTCTACGTGCGAACACAATAGAGAGCGTTCAAAGTGTAAAGAATGTGGAGGTGGGTCTATTTGTGAACACAATAGACAGCGTTCACAATGTAAAGAATGTAAAGGTGGATCGGTGTGTAAGCATAATAAACAGCGTTCACAATGTAATATTTGTAACCCACAAAGTTATATAGCGGCCTTAAGAAGACGCAGAAGATGGAAATGGATAAAAAACCCAAACCCAACTCACACATTAGATGACCTCTGTATGACTACCAAAGAATGGTTAAAGTACCTCCATAAAACATTCGAGGATCGCTATGGAAGACCCAAATCGGAAAAAGATGAGGTTCACATAGATGAAATAATCCCATGCTCTGCATGGAATTTGCCAGATGACAATAAGTATTGTTGGCACTATCTGAACTCTCAGTGGTTATTAGCCGAGGATAATCTATCAAAGAGTTATTCATATGAAGAGGAGGATAAGCTTGCTATGATAGAGAGAATTCAATCATCAACATACATATCCTCGTCGGAAATGGGTTGAACTTCACACACGGGTGGTGGCACCTCTTTCTTCTTGCGGGTCTTCTTCTCCTTGGGTTTGGGTAGTTCATCCAGGTGTTCCCTATAGTAGAGAACCTTGTCCCAGAATTCCTTCATTATCGGTAAATTTGTTGTCCACCATTCGGGATCTCTCTTTACATTAACAACTACAAACTCCTCTGGTCTTGGCCAATTCGTCTCAGCTGGTTTGTATTGAATGAAATCCGCTTCTTCTAAGTCTAAAATCTGCATACATAACTGCAATTGAGGCATATAATGCTCGGGAACAGATGCTTCAATTTTACGAGACATTGGACACTTAATTTCTACAAGTTTCCCAGACTCTGTCACACCATCGGGGCTACCACCTAACCATGTATGAATCGGGTGTGGAACGAGACCTAATTCATGTACGACTTCACCATGTCTCTCTTCATAGAGGATACGGGCTTCATCTTCATATTTCTCACCGTGCCTTGTGGCTTCATTGCCCATAAAACGGGGTCCGATACCACATTTTTTAAGAAGGAGATCTTCGGGTTTTTCATACTTATTCACACCGATGGCTGTTGCTGCGTCTGAGGCGGTTAGGAGATTTCCACGAAGAGCAAGCCATTCTTCAGACTTCTGAGCCGCATATTCCCGCTCAATCAAGGCTTTGACATTGGGATGCATGTTAATTTATTGTTGCGGATAGTTTTTAAGTTGTTCAAAGAATGCTCGAGCTGCCAATTGTTCGGCTTGCTTTTTACTCTTGGCTTCCCCCCTACCCCCAAATTGACCATTTATGTAGGCATCAATGTAAAAAACACCTTCGTGATGACCCACAACACGGTATTCCGGTAGGGCAACGTTCATAATTTGACAATACTTCATGAGGTGATCCTTAAAGTTATCATCAATCATGATCTTATTGAGATCAATAAAATTGGGATCATTGTAGATTCTAAGAACAAACTCCTT